GTTTACGCACATCATTGTCATCACCTTGCATCCAAGGAAGCTCGGTTTTAGACCTTTCTACAAGAAGTTGTTTTAATGAGTTTCTGTCCTGCATTAATCTGATTTCCTTGTTTTGTGCTGGAAGATATGTATCACGCGCTTTACGCGCTTTACGCATAGCTTCTTTTACATCGCGTTTAGTGTACTCCTTGCCATTGACGTTAGCTAAAACATCATCTGCAGCAAGATCTTCACCTCTATCAATAAGGTCTTCAGCCCATTCTATTACTTCATTAACTTCTTGGAACTTTGTTTGTAGTTCATCAGGAGTATTAATTGCAGCATATGGATTGTTTTCCACTTTAGCTTCAAGTGGAGCCTTATTTTCGCGTTGTGCGATTTGTGCTTGTAGTGCTGCCAATTGCTCTTCAGCTGCTTTACGCTTTGCGGTGAGTTCACCAAATCGCGCTACGGCTTTGCTGCCTAGCTTTTGGGCAAGCTCTCTAAGCTCACCTTCGCTCATGTTTTCGATCTCAACGTCCTTTGAAAGAACTTTAGCTTCTTCCTGCGATCCTACTTCCTGATTTTGTTCAACAGGCTCTTGATTCTGTTCAACAATTTCTGGTTGCGGTTCTTCGACAGGCTTAGGCTGCTCCAAGATTGGTTTTGGCTCTAGCGATTTTTGCGCTTTAGCTATCTCCATCTTAGCTCGATATCTTTGAGAAGCAAAGTTGCTCGTAGATATGTTGGACTGTGCCACTGGATTTGTGACGGCTCCAGCGTTAGCCGATTGGACTTCATTAGGCATTGTGTAATTCGTCTTTACGCCACGAATAGTTGCGATAGGCGTATTCTATCATTATCTAGGCATAGAGCTTCTCGCTCTTTTCCACAATAGGGTCTGATAATTGCAAATATCCAATATTTCATCATAGGCTTGGATGCGTCCACTAATCTCGCGCAGCCGTCCTTCGTTTGCCCTTGGCAACGACTTAATGGCTATTTCTCTTCCTGCTGCTATGTAATCAAGGAAGTCTAAGAATTGATCGCGATCTGCTAAAAACTTAATTTGTTCTGCTAACGGATGCTTTGTTTCTGAAAAGATTTTCATGCTTTTATGTAAACAGACACGATTAAGCTTGACAAGTATTTTAATTCCCCCTCATACTCCCCCTTTCTTACTTCCTTACTTACTTTACGCTTCTTACTGTTGTTGTAATCCTTGAGTCTGCATATTGCCCATAGCTGCTGGAGCTGTTCCTATTTTTCCTATCTGAGCATTTTGCATTTGCTGTAAAGCGAACTGATATTGACCTGCATACTTTTGTATACGGTTTCTAAAAGCTTCATCTTGATGCAATCTTTGAGCAATATCTGGCTGTGAAGTGTATTGTTGAATTACCTGCATTGCAATCTGTCCACCATTTGGACGAGCACCAGTTTCAATACCAGCATAGATCTTAGAAAGATCGTCTGTAACAAACTTTACAATTTGTTGCTGCGCTTGTTCTGCTGGTTGCATGATTGAATCTGCTAGAACAGGATCAATCGAGTTTGCCATGTTTTCTATTAAAGCATCTGCATTAATACGATTATTCCTATCCATCTGCATAAGCTGAACAAACTGTCCAAGGCGTGTCTCGTGAGTATCTGGATCATTATTCAGCAAATCAAAGCTTATATTGATATCAAAATCTTCATCAGGATTACCTTTATCGTATTTCATTGGATCTGAAACACCAGTAACACGAAAATATATTTCATCTGGTCCAAAGCGTTGATAGCATTTAAATGCCATTTTTAAAACTTCTTTTGCATGATTAAGAAATTTATTAACCATGAATTGCTGACGGATTCCAGAAACAGGATCAGTAGCATCAAGACCAATAAGATGGTCTGCAGCTTTTTGCATTGTTTGTTCTACCTCTACGCTTCCCGGATTATATTGAGGTACAGGACCAAATTGAATTTCACCAGCACGACGATAAGGAACGTAGCGACCCGGACCCCAATCAGTTGGAGGGTTTCCAACAGGGTGCATGATAGGAGGCAACGTAGCCAAACTATTTCTATCAACACGACTGTCGCGTTCCGCTTTTACTTGATCTTGATAACCACGCAATAAATCTGAGAATGTTTGAATTTCATACATTCTCTTTGAATCATTATTTAAACGAGTAACTACAAACGGATAATCGTTGTAGCCATTCATTAATTCAAACTTTGCGTAACCTTGTACCGATGTTCCTTCTCCAGTAAACTTTGGATTAAAGATAGTACGATAAATACCTTCGCTTCCATCTTCAGCATCAATGAGGCGTTGAAAACAAAAACATACTTCAACTAATTCATGCGCGTTGTATTGTTGGCGATAACGAGCCAATCCTGTCGAACGTGTTCCATAAACACTTTCCATGTTGTATGTATTAACGCCACGATAATGTTCGCAAATATGTTGTGCCCAACTTTCATCCCAACCATCAGATGTTACGCGAGACAATATTTCCTGTGCAGATAGGAATGTTCTATAGAATACAAAAGGGGCGCGCTGTGGGTCTATGCAATAAGATGGGAAAAATACATCGCCATCTGGAGCACAACCTTGCACATATGGTCTATCAATGCTAAGTTTGCTCACTGGGAGTTCAGCTAGACCTGTAGCGCGTAAATCTTTTAATGCTTTCTTAGCACGCTTATCCATAACATCTGGATAAACAGTCTTAAGCATTTCAATAACCTTATCGTCATTCTTTCCTTCAAGAATGATCTTTGCTAAATCGGGACTTGTTTGAGCAATTTGCTTTAAATCAATTTTTTGAAGATACTTCTTTTCCATACGTTCCCAACCAACGTAAGTAATCATCAATCCACGTTCCATAAAGTAATTGGAAGCAAGTTCCATTTCTTCTTTGAAACGAGGAATGTAGGATTGCAACATCCATTTAAGAAAAGCACTTGTTACGCGAGCACGCGCAGCATCGGTAGCATTTGATGGATAGGCACGAATATGTGCACGAGACAATGCTGATGAAAACATTGAAACGTATGTATTGATGGATTGATCAATGATACGAGCTTCCGTATCAGACGCACCTTCCCACGGAAACGCATCTGCACCATGCTTACGAAGGTCAGACGTTTTTCCGGGCCAATAACAACGGCGATAATCAGAGCTATTAACACATTGATTAAAGTATGTAGAAAGTTCAGTGGTTGTACGATTGTACGCAGCCCTTAGCTGAATGATGTTTGGTCCTTCGCTATCAACAAAAGTTAGGGCGTGTTCCTGTGTAGTTTCTTGCATAATTTAGCGTGTGATATTGCGTTCTTGATGATACCACAGACATACTCCTGCGAACGCCCTATCTTGTCAGATAGCTCGTCAGGGAACATTTCCGAAGTATTCTTGGTCTTTATCCTGCGATAGTATTCATGTTTAAGCAATCTATCGCTTTGCTCCAAGAGCCATTTGCGATTGACTGTTATATCAAATGGAAAGGAACTCGTGACGGTAGGTAGTACCTGAGTCGTCTGTAATGGCTTCGACATTGATGCGCTTTCCTTCGAGTTTTCCTGATAGTTTGCGTGGAATGGCTACAGCGTGTCTGCCATCTAATTTGTCAATCTTAGCAAAGACCCATTGTGGGTTTCTTGCTTGGGATATGACTACGGCTGGCATAAACTTCTTACCCTTGCCTTCCGTGTTGAGTGTTTCGACTGATTTAAGTTTTACCTTTGGTGATTTCATTTTAATATCCTCCTTGTGCTCGCTTGCTAACTTGTGATTTTGATCCGTCTATGTACGCAATGCCATCAATGGCTGCATACCTAATAACGTCTATTGGGTCTTTCCAAGCTTCCTCTAATCCGTCTTCGCCTGTATATTCCTGAAGTGCCATGATGATATTCTGGCATCTATCCGAAATATAAAAGTGTGGGTGATTGAATCCGCTTAAAGGTTCTTTGCGATTGTAAGCCATCTTGGTTTGCAACGCTTGTAATCCATCCTCAATGTCTAGTCCGGGCGCAGGAATAAACACAAGCCCAGCATCAGCCAAGTCTTCAATAATTGAACTAGCTCCGTTTTGTGCCTGATACTTAGCAGCACCAAGACGAGGGTCTATAAGGCGTTCAAAAATGGTTTCGGAGTTTTCAGATTCCATGCTGGTAATAAGTTCAACGTAGTCCTTGATGCCGTAACCAAGTCCTTTGGCTCCTTCGCCTGTCGCCCATTTGCCACCATGCCATCTAGCCCAATCTCCTACCGTTGTGTCAGGCCACTCACGATAAACCCACCACGTTCCATTAACGTCCACGGCAATCCAGCACATAAACCAATTCTTTCTGCCAGCAGGATCTAAAATCATATAACGAGTAACGTCCTTAGTTGGAATGGACTCGTGCTTCACTACATTGACTTCCCTTGTAAAATTAGGGAACCTTGTTGTATAACTCTTTGTTGGAATACCATAAGCTGCCGTTAGCGTATAGTTGTCGTCATTCTTAGCCTTACATTGCTCAACAATCGTTTCATATCCAGACCACGGATTATCTTTGGAATGGAAATAAATGATTCCAGTATTTTTAAGTTTGTTATGTTGAACATACGGAACCATACGGTTCTTCAAAAGTTCAGCTGGCCTTGAATCAATAGTGTCTGCCCCTTCAATGTAATACCTGACAGTTTCCGTAATGCCGTCCTTTGGCGTAAAGGTAATGAGCATTTTACTGTTTCTTGAAGCCAATCGCAAATAAAGACGATCCAACATTTCCATCCCCTGCAAGTATTCATCGCACCATGCGCCAATGTTACTCACCTTTGGTTCACGACCACCAAGCTCCATACCTTCTAGAATGGATTGATTCTGTTGGAACTGACTGTAGGTCTTGAAGATAAGCCTACTTTTATTAGGGAACACTAAGCTGTTTCCAGCAAAACCATTTTGCATGGAGTAACTAATGTAATGCGTTTCTTCCGTTGCTTTCTTTTTATATTCTTCTGGAAGATATTCATACACAGCTGCTTGCTGAACTACAACGCTTGTTTCTTGATTTTGACTAAAGCAATAAATTAATGTGCCGTCATTATTAACTGCAGCCTCAACTACGCTTTTAGCTCCATAGCTGGTCTTACCACTTCTGTTAGCCCCTAATAATAAAAGGGTTCTGCTTTCTTTAAACATTTCATTGGCTTTTTTCCAATGGGGCAATATCCAACCATACCTGTAAGGATCTCGTTTAGAATTAGCTATCGCTTCGTGATAGGTCGTCCATAGTTGTAGCAATTCTTCGGGCTGCATTGAAGCAACCTCTTCATCGCTAGGAGGTTGTAAGATTAAATGCTTTTCCCATACTAAACTCATTCTTTGGGTGTAACGTCTATGGCAATAGAGCCGTCTTTAAACTTCTGTTTTGCAGCCTCTATAGCTTTCATGGCATCCTCAAGGCTAGGTGCTCCAGTTCTGTGTTCTATCACCACCTTATTCTCTCCCACAGCTTCCATGTACTTGGTGTGAGCAATGCCCCAAGGAAGTGTTAAATCCCTAATGTTAGTCTTTTCAAGCTGCTCAGGATTTTCAGCAAGGTCTTGCATCTTCTGTCTTTGCAAAAGCCTAAGCCCTTCCCCAATCTCCAAAGCATCTTGCGCCAACTGCATACGTCTTTGTTCCAACGTAGCTTGATGCCTACTCCTTAACGTAATCATTGTGTCCCAATCCATGTGAAGCGTTCTCTTTATTTCACGATAGGACTTTCCATCAGCCAACATCTCTAAAGCCTTCACTGCCCTTTCTGGATCCCTAGCTTCTATCCTATTTCCATGACCAGTACCAGCAGCAGCCACGCTAGCTGCCATTGCTTTGCTTATAGAGTTCTTTTTAGCCACAACCAATACCCACATAGCCACACCCCTTTAGTCAAGCGTAAAAGCTAAACAAACTGTACGGACAATTAAAACCCCTAGCGTGCGTATAACTATTTTAAATTATTTAAAGAAACTGTGTAACCTTTTACCTATTCCGTCCGTCTTGTAAGACATTACTTAATGTAAGACCTATATATGTTGGCGTGTTAAGGCCACTTTTATATAAATTTTTAGAGCTGGAATGGATCAAT